GTAATGATATCCCCGTAGGCTCTAATGCTGAAGACGTACGTGATGACGTAGATGCTAAGCTATCCTCAGGTGAGTACGTTGTACCTGCTGATGTAGTTAAGTACCTAGGTGTCGCACAGCTAGAGAAACTAGTCAATAAGGCTAAAGATGGTCTTGAAGACATGGCTGAGGATGGTCGTATCGGTGGCGAGCCTGTAGACGAACCTGAAGAGGTTGTAATGACTCTCGGGGCTGACATAGGTAACCTTGATGGTTACGCTACTGGGGGTCTCGTTGAGGGCATGGACTATAACGCTATCATCGACCGTGTTAAAGCTGCTGCAATGAAAGACCCATCTATTACTAATATGTTGAAGGCTAAGGGTATCTTTATCCAAGAGCCACAACCACAAGGCGAGTTGCAACAGGCAGCTATGTCTGAGGGCACTGTCCCAGCTCAAGCAGCTCCACCAGCTATCCAAGGTGAAGCTACCCCAGCTGCATTTGCTGAAGGTGGTATGGTCTATGGTGAAGGTGAGTCCGACCCAGCTAACTACAGCAGCTCCTACAACCCTTATGACCACACACCTGGCTTCTCAATTGAGACCGGTGTAACTGGTCAAGCCCCTGGGACACCTTACCAAGCTCCAACAGATGCAGAAGTTCCAGTATGCCCTGAAGGCTACGTGTGGGAACCTGAACTTAAGGTATGTATGCCTGTTGAGGCTGCGCAACCTAGTCAACCTAAGCGTTCTAGTGGCCGTACCACGGTGCCAGCTACAGCCCCAGCCAACCCTAACGCTTGGATGGAGAAGTACGAGTACAGTAACCCTGAGACACTGTTCGAACAGTCGATGGCTAAACTTGGTGCTGGCTCCACTGAAGGCAGTGAAGAAGAATCGAGCTGGCTAGGCTCCCTTGGTGACGCAGCTAAAGGTCTACTAAGTGGTGGTCTTGCAGGTGGTCTCGTAGGTAAGTTCATGAATACTACTAGTTCAGCTCAAGTCGCAGCTAACGCTCTCACACTCCGAGATATGGGGCGTGATGACCTAGCTGACCAACTCAAAGCCCAAAACGCGATCTTTGTAAAGGACAACGGACTTGAACTAGTTCCTGAGTTCATGCGCGACGGTGACCGGTTAGCTGAAGCAGTTAAGGCAGAGAAGGGTAACCTCTGGTCAACAGACGCTACCCAACGTGTAGCTCCTTCTACAGGTGGTGGAAGCTCGACAACCCCGCCAGCTCCGACAGCTCAAGCCCCCCTTGTTAGTCCTCGTCCACCGAAGAAGGGACCTAGCTTGGCTCAGAAAGCACTTCAGAAGAAGCGTGACGCTACGAAAGCTAAACAGGCTGCTTCAGTAGCAAAGTCGGAGAAGGCACCGACTGGGACTACTAAGGTTGGACGGTCTAACGTCAACAACACAACAGGCGAGAAGAAAGAGACTTACGAGTCTAAAGTATCTCGAGGCGGTGGCTTTGCTAAAGGCGGTCTTGTCTCACGTCGTAAACCTAAGAAGTAACATACTAATAACAACTCCTACAATAACAAATAAGGCTACTCAGCACAACGCTGGCCCCACTATAAAGGAAATACAATGTCTAACAACACAATGGCAGTCGAAGCAACTCCACCTACAGCTGGTTTCGCTAGTCGCGGCTCTAACTACTCAGCAAAGCAAGCTCGTCTAGAGAAGGACGAGAAAGAGCTAGAAGAGTTGATGAAAGGTCGCACTAACGAACCTGAAGAGGTTGAGGAGGTCGAAGAAGAAGAAGAAGCAGAGGCAGAAGCTCCTGCGGTTCAAGAGGATGAAGAAGACGATTCCAACTTGAGCCGTGAGGAGAAGTCCTTCAAGAAGCGCTATGGTGACCTACGTCGTCATATGGCTGAGAAGGAAAAGGAGTGGAAGGGTAAGCTTGAGGTAGCTACTACTGAACAGTCCGACTCCATTCGTGCCCCTAAGTCAGACGAGGACATCGAGGCTTGGGCCCGTAAGTACCCTGACGTAGCTGCCATTGTTGAGACTATTGCTGAGAAGAAGGCTGCTGAGCGCTTCTCTGCTGCTGAGGGTCGCTTTAAGGAGCTAGACGAGGCTAAGTACGAAGCTACCCGCACCAAGGCTGAGACAAGCATCCGTAAGGCTCATGCTGACTTTGATGATCTCCGTGACGCTGATACGTTCCATGACTGGGTTGATGAACAACCTAAGTGGGTACGTGACGCTCTGTACGAGAACTCAGACGATGCTGACAGTGTCATCCGTGTCCTTGACCTCTACAAAGTAGACAATGGCCTCACACCTTCTGCTAAGAAGGCTAAAGCTAAGGACGCAGCTAAGACTGTTAAACGTACAAGTCGGACAGCTGTTGATGCTAACGATTCAGGTTCTATGATTAAAGAGTCTGACGTAGCTAAGATGTCTGACAAACAGTTCGAGGATCGCTATGATGCTATCCAAGAAGCAATGGCTTCCGGTAAGTTCGTCTATGACGTATCCGGTAAGGCCCGATAATACCACTATACTCGATATTAAGCCTTGACAGCAGGTATCGAGTATGGTATAACTTTAGAGGTTTAGTGGCCCCTCCTGCAGGATACCCACTAACCACTACAGTAGGCTCTTCGTAGCCCATTACTGAACGCTAATAATCAACACAAAGACTTACCTAATTAAGTATAGGCCCGATCTACCCTAGCCCGCAAGCGAAGGTACGTTGCACCCTAGAAACGATTAGCCTCTTCGAGTGATTGTTTAGGTTCTCTTAACTGAGACACACTTTCCCTTTAACAACATATACAGCTTGTGTGTCTTGTCTTATCAAGCCAAACATCTTTGGAGGATATTCTAATGGCTTTTACATCCGCAGCCGGTCACGGCAACCTGCCTAACGGCAACTTCTCTTCGGTAATCTATTCTAAGAAAGTACAACTTGCTTTCCGTAAGAAGTCGATCACCAACGACATCACTAACTCCGACTACTTCGGTGAAATCGCTGCACAAGGCGACACTGTTAAGATCATCAAAGAGCCTGAAATCTCTGTATCCAGCTACGCTCGTGGTACACAGATCACTGCTCAAGACCTTGACGACGAAGACTTCTCCCTCGTAGTTGACAAAGCTAACTACTTCGCATTCAAGATCGACGATATCGAAGAAGCACACAGCCACGTTAACTTCATGGACCTTGCTACCAACCGTGCGGCTTACCGCTTGGCTGACCAGCTTGACCAGGAATGCCTCGGCTACCTCTCAGGTTATAAGCAGTCTGCTTTGCACACAGCTGGTGACACTGTTAACGATCAAGTAAACGGTACTGTTGCTGTCTCTACTGCTGGTACAGACGAACTGTTGACTTCAATGAAGTTGATCAAGTCTTCTTTCAATAACATCACTACTGGTTCCGCTGCTGACCACTCTATCCCAGTCGCTGCTCGTTTGCCAGGTGCTACTGCCCTGCCAACAGCTTATGCATCGCCTGTTATGCTTATCAACCGTATGGGTCGCTTGCTTGACCAACAGAACGTTGACAAAGATGGTCGTTGGATTGTTATCGATCCAGTTATGCTTGAAGTCCTGATGGACGAAGATTCCCGCTTCTTGAACGCTGACTTCGGTGCTTCTGGTGGTCTTCGCAACGGTCTGGTCATGGACAAGTGGAACGGCTTCCGCGTCTACGTGTCTAACAACCTTCCACAGGTTGGTGGTGGTTCTTCCACTACTGGTACTGCTAACCAGAACACTGACTATGGTGTTATCGTTGGTGGCCATGACTCCGCTGTAGCAACTGCTGAGCAGATCAACAAGACTGAAACTTACCGTGACCCAGACAGCTTTGCTGACATCGTTCGTGGTATGCACCTTTACGGTCGTAAGATTCTGCGTCCAGAAGCTCTGGTAACTGCTAAGTACAACCTTGCTTAATATGGTTGGGCCCTTCGGGGCCCTTCCCTTTTACTCAAAACCATAAAGGAAATAAATTATGGCTCTATCTACATCCCTAACCAGCAAAGCCCATATGGTCGAAAAGACTATTAACTTGGGTACAGCAACAGCAACAGTGGTTGGACCTGCTCTAGGCGCAGGAACTCTAGTTCTCGCTACTGGTGTAACTCTTGTTGACGCAACTGAGAATATTACTACTTTTAATGTCACTGTTAAGACTGGTTCAACAACTCTTATGGCTTCTACGTCTGTAGATAATGGGTCTGTTGGTGATATTAAGTTTGGTGCTCAGACTAAGACTGTGGTCTCTGCTGACACCACTATCGATGTTGCTACTGTGATTTCTGGTACAACTGCTGGTTCACGAGCACGAGTATGGGCTTTGGTCGTTGACGTTAACGAAGCAACTAAAGACGCTGCTGAAGTTTCCCGCGACGTACTAGCATAAACGAATGGTTCAGCCTCCTTGGAAACAGGGGGGCTTTTCCTCTTTCTACTCCTTCCTTTTTCGTTCCTATCTGGGACCAGTAATACCGCATGCCTAACAGGTGGACAAGTTCGCCTAAAAGAACGCTAACAACAGAATAGGATACCAGCTAATGGCGTACGACTACTTAGGTCTTGTAAACGATTTGAATGGTCGTGTAAACGAGACCCAATTAACAACCTCTAATTTCGCAGCTGCAGCAGGGTTCTACTCGACTGCTAAGACTGCTATTAATTCATCTATTCGTGATCTTAATCAACAAGCATACCAATGGCCTCATAATCATGTTAAATATGACGAGACCTTGGTAGCTGGTACAAACCGTTACGCTTTCCAGACAAACACTAAAACTATTGACTGGGGGACGTTTCGTGTTCGTGAGGATGCCGCTTTAGGTAATGAGACTCAACTCCTGCAGCATATGGACTATGATGACTACCTGAAACGGTATGTTGACGTAGAGTACACAACCTCTACTACAGAGCGTGACACACCCCTTAGAGTGGCACAAGCGCCTAACCTGGAGTACGTACTACACCCTGTACCTGATAAGGCTTATACGCTCTCATATGAGTACTTCCAATTGCCAGTAGACTTAGTGGCAAGTGCAGACGTACCTTCATTACCTGAAGCCTTCCGTCATGTTATTGGCGACGGTGCTATGTATTATGTGTACTTCTTCCGTGGTGATATCGAGACTGCTGACCGTATTCAAGCTAAGTTTGCCAAAGGTATTAAAAACCTTCGGTCAATTTATGTGAACAGCGACTATAATTATGTTAGGGATACTCGTCTACCAGACCGTGGACAGAGAAGCTCTGCATCAGGTGGAGGAAGTATCTGATGGCAACCTCATGGGAGACTCTCCCTATCAAACTTAAAGGTGGCCTTATCTCCAATCTATCAAGGTTGCAACAAGGTCTACAAGCACCTGGGTCTGCTAAAGTCCTCTTAAATTTCGAACCTTCTATCAAGGGTGGCTACAGACGTATTAATGGTTTTCAGAAGTTTGATCCAACTTTGGTCCAACCTTACGGTTCTGTAGTCGTACAATCCTCTGGTCAAAGTGGTACTACACTTCTTGTGGCTGATGTGCACGAAAGCCCTAATGTGGATGATACTTTCGTTGTGTCAGGTGTGTCAGGTTCTTACCTAGTCTCAGCAGTGACTTATAGTGACACCAATAAAACAGCTACTTTAACTATAACACCTGGCTTAGCCTCAAGTCCTGCTGACAGGGCCGCCTTAACTTTCACTTCGGGTCAATCTCGTATTGAAGGTGTGCACTACTCCTCAAGCAATGCAAAAGCTTATGTACTTCGTGGAGGCTGTGTGTGGTCCAGTCTAGGCTCTGGTTGGACTAAGGTGAGTGTACCCTCCTACGGCACTACACTAGTAGCTGGAGGCTCTCAGACAGGCTCTACACTGGATGTAGACGGATTGGACTCAGACTCTTATGTTCCTCAAGCAGGTGACACTTTCTCTGTAAGTGGTCTTGACTTAATCTATACTGTAACAGTAAACTCTTCTGCAGCTTCAGGGGCATCTACACTAACTATCTCCCCTGTACTAGACTCAAGCCCTGCAGATAACGCTACTGTAACCTTTCTCTCTTCTTCACACTCGGGGGGATTAAAGGCTCGTTTCAAAGATTTTAATTTTAACGGCACTTTTAAGACAGCTATGGTTGATGGGTTCAATAATCCAAGCATCATAACCTCTTCAAGTTATACAACCTTACAAGGTAGTACAGATGTAACAGGGGCTGGTCATGTAGAAGAGTTCAAGAACCACCTGTTTTTTGCTAAAAATGATCTAGTAACATACACTGCGCCTTTCGATGAAGAGAGTTTCTCTACTGCTCTCGGTGCGGGTAGTTATAGGTTGCCAGATAACTGTACAGGACTTCTGACTTATCGTACACAAATGGTCAATTTCTGCGAGACTTTTATACGTGAGCTTCAAGGTACTAGTTCTGCTGACTGGGTACTTACCTCTATTACAAATGATGTGGGCTGTGTCTCTAGTGACACTATCCAAGAGGTTGGTGGTGATGTTATGTTTCTGGGCCCTGATGGTGTTAGATTCTTAGGTTCAACAGATCGTATAGGGGATTTTAATCTGTCTCTTGCTTCACGAAGAGTGCAGAGTGATTTCGAGAAGTTCATCGCAGCAGGTTCTGAGTACTGTGCAGCGGTTGTTAGGGGTAAGAATCAGTATAGAATCTTCAAATACTCTTCTACAACAAAAAAGAAAAACACTTTAGGTTACATTGGGACTCAATTCGCTGACCAAAATGGACAAAGTGTGGAGTGGGGCACCACTGAAGGTATTAAAGCTTACCGTGCATCCTCCTCTTATTTAAATGATGAAGAAGTATTTCTTTTTAGTAATGATGATGAATACTTATACAGGTTAGAATCTGGAAGTGATTTTGATGGGGTTCCTATTTCCTCCTCCTACCACACACCTTTCATATCTGTTAACGACCCAACCATAAGAAAAACTGTCTACAAAGTGGATACTTACTTTGAGCCAGAAAGCCTTATAGAAGGTACACTAAGTCTTAAGTATGATTTTATACGTCCAGGTAAAATACAACCCACTAGTCTAGTGGTATCTGGTGGTGGTGTCTTCTCTTTCTATGGAGCTTCCACTTACGGAGTGAATACTTATGGCGGCAGTCCTGAGACCCTTTTTGAAAACCAAGCAGTAGGCTCTTTCTTTACAGTAAGTTTACAGTATAACTTTGATGGGGGAAAACCCTTTGTCTTAGATACAGTGGTTTTGGACTACTCCACAGAAGACAAGAAATGATAAAGGATAAGAGATAATGGGAACTGGATATGTTCGTAACGATACAGCAGGTAATATCGTAGATGGTGGTGTCATTGAGGCCTCTGATCTTGATGGAGAGTTTGACGCTATTGTAGGAGCCTTTGCTTCAGGGACTGGTCACACACATGATGGTACACTCTCTGAAGGTGGTGCCATCACTTTGGTTGGACCTGCACAAGACTTCTTAGGGAGTTCAAGTGCGTTCTACCCTAAAGTGACAGCAACTTACACCTTAGGAGAGGCTTCAAAAACCTTTCTTAATATCTTCGTAGACAGTCTTACACTTGGTGGTGTTGCTATTACATCCAGTCCAGAAGAGCTTAACACCCTTGATGGGGTGACCTCTACTGCAGCAGAGTTCAACATACTTGATGGTGCCACACTAACTACTGCTGAGTTAAATGTATTAGCTGGCTTAACCTCAACCACCTCTGAGTTAAATGTATTAGATGGCTTAACCTCAACCACCTCTGAGTTAAATCTCTTAGATGGTGTAACTGCCACAACAACTGAGATTAACCTTCTAGATGGTATTACTACAAGTACAACTGAGTTTAACATACTAACTGGTGCTACACTATCTACAACAGAGTTGAACTACTTGACCGGGGTTACCTCTTCTGTACAGACTCAAATGGCTGCTAAACAACCACTAGATTCAGTCTTAACTGGGACTACAGCTAGCTTTACTACTACACAAGAAGCCAAACTGTCGGCTATAGACACTGACGACCTCATTGAGCAATCAATTGCTCTAACAATTGCAATGCAAGGATAAGACTATGACAGCTACAAACAAGCCAGCCTTTGCCGTATCGGGGCGCACCCTAAACGCGGTGACAACAGCGGCAAAAACCACATACAACGACTCGACAAACGGCATTAGCCTTGTCACGGCGGGTTCTAACGGATCAATAATTACGGCGGTTCATGGGACGCCCCGCGCGACTTGCACGGCGTCCATGTTGCAGCTTTATGTTTCACCAGACGCGGGCACCACTATGCACTTGGTTGAAACGGTCCTAATGGCTGCGCACACGGTAGCCCTGACCACTGAAATTCCATCGACGGACTTTGTGAAGCCAACGGCGGCAACACCCATCTTTATCGCGGCGGGTTCAACTCTTTGGGTCGGTAACGGCGTGGCATTGGCGGGCGGCGTTGTGTTCACTGCAAGCGTTGAGGATTACTAAATGATGTATCCTTTGCAGAAAGGGCTGCGTCCACTGATAATTCCGCCGAAGGTTGCTGCGGTTGCGCCGTCAGAGCCTCTGATTTTGCCTGAAACTACGACGTTGACCGCTTTTGATATTGCCAGCGCCGCCTATACGCCACAATCGGTAGCTGTGCATGGTGGGGTCGCTTATTGTGGTGTTACTTATTCATCATACTCCCGTTATTGGAATTACGATTTAATAACTGGGGTGAAAAGTGCCACGCAATATATCATGTCTAGTAGCATGTATGATACACTCATTTTGGACGGCGAGCTCTACAATAGCCAGTCAGGCAGTTTTCGGGTTTACGACCTACTGACGGGGACCTTTAAGCGGACTGTAGGTCATGCGAGTAGTTACATTCGGGCTGCTACTACGGATGGGACTAACTTAATAATGTGGGATTATGCGGGCGGCGCGACGCCAAGATTACGGATCATGGATACTAGCGGCGTTGAGATCAGTAATGTTGAGTGGGATAGCGGATATACACCCCACTCTCTGTGTTGGGATGGCTCTAATTTAATTACATCTGCTGGCACTACCATTAAAGTACACGATGGCCTTTCGACAACTGTCACCAGATCGTTCTCGACAATTGGTGGTATTACGGTTGTTGGTTTGGATTACATCCCTGAGACGGGTGATCTTGTTGAAGTGACTCACAACGACCGGTTGGTCCATAGGTTTGGCGTAGGGGGAATTAGACCATGACATATCAGAAAATCAATCTAACGACACGCGAAACGGTTGGCCCTATGGGTTTGCCTAAAGACTTAAAAGGCTTGGCCGTTTCATCGCTTGCCGATCTAAGCGAGGCTCTTAATCCTTGCCCCGCTGATTACGTGGGCATGGGGTTCCTGCCCGTTGCTAGCGCCGACGACGTACCAGACGGCAAGGTTTCCGAAGGGCAAACCGTTGTAATGCTAGACGATGCGCCCGTTTTTATTCACACGTTGCGCGACAAGACGGCTGACGAATTAGCAGCGGAATTGCAGGCCAACCATGAAGCGGCACCAAACCTATCGCGGGCGCAGTTCGCAATGGCTGTTGCGGGCGCTGGTGTCATAACGACGGCGGAGGCTTTGGGCTGGATCAAGGGCGATGATTTGCCCGCACTGGCAGCGCAAGCAATCGCAGAATTGCCAGCGGCGGAGCGTCCATTTGCTGAAATCAAGTTTTACGCTGCGGATCAAATCGCTCGGTCGTCTGACCTTGTGGAATTACTGCGGACTAAAGCGAGCCTAAGCCATGCCCAGCTTGACGGGTTGTTCGAGGCGGGCGCGGCATTGTAATGCCGAAACCTAACGGATTGGGCGCGTGGTGGTTTCCTGCGCCCATCCGAAATTGGCTAACCCGCAAAAGCCTTGCGTTTTTCGACGAGGCCGCTTGGGTTAAGCATGACGTTGGCTATGCGGCTTCAAACCCAAGCCGTGAGATGTGCGACAAGAAGTTCCTGCAAGCCATGTTGCGCGATGCAATTCAGCACGAAGAGACGGCTAAGACGGCAACATTAGCCCTGATGTTCTGGGCCTGTGTCCGTGTTGGCGGCGGGCTATCATATGGGAGAGGTAAATGAGCATTAAGTTTTCAATCAACCCACCTGCGATTATCCGCATTCGCAAGGACGCACCCTAGAAGAGTGTAAACAAGCTTTATTGCAACTAAGTGTAAGTTTATACTTGACAGAACCCCGGGAAACGTGTATAATAACTTTAAGGTTACCCGGGGTATATACCAGTGCATATAGATAAGTATAAGGCTACAAGGGATAGCCTAGACCTACTAACTAAAGGAGATATACACTCTAAGTATACTCCAAGTGAAGTAATCTCCTATGTACTATTACCTATTAAGTATAATAGGATTAGACTATACTACGTAGATGATAAACCAGTAGGTCTAATCACTTGGTGTTGGTTACCACCAGATAAAGCTAACCTCTTCCTAGAAGATGAATATACTCCTACTAGTAAAGACTACGAGAAGGAGAACCCTGGTGAGGATTACCAACTCTGGGGTATTGAATTTATAGCTCCGTATGGTCATGCACTCAAGATGATGCGTACTATACGGAATGAGCACAAAGAACTATATGGAACCACCACTAAGGTCCACTTTCGTCGGTTCTATAATAGACAAAAGCTACACAGAAGGACTTTCTGATGATCTATAACCCCTTTATGCCTACTACTCGCTTCGACAGCTACATTGCCCGTGGTGGTGGTGGTGGTAAGACGAAGTCTGCCGATAAAGCTATCGCTGACGCTAAAGCTAAAGCTGACTCCATAGCTGCTAAAGCTAAAGCTAAAGCTGATGCTGCTGTTAAAGCTAAACGTGATGCTGCAGCTGATGCTGAAGCTAAAGCTGCTGCTGAAGCTAAAGCTGCTGCGGAGGCTCAAGCACAGGAGACGGCCCAAGGTGCAGCTGATATGTTGACAACAGCTGTCACAGACCCTTCCTCACTAGTTACTACTGCTGATGTCGCACAGATCGACCCTAATGCTGCTGGAACTAACATCGCTGCTGGTACAGGTAGTATCGGGAATACCCCTCAGGTCACAGCACCTAGCTCCTTTGCTGCAGCTAAGGTAAACCCAGCTCTGTCTGGTAGTCAAGTAGATACAGCTCTTGCTGGTGTAGAAGCTGCACAAGGTGAGGTCTCAACTGATGCTACAGTTCAAGCTGTTACTACTGATCCTGCTCAGTTAGCCCAACTAGGTCTTGATGCAGCTCAACTTGGTCAAGCACAAGTAGTATCGCCTGTTGCAGAACGTACCCTTCAGACCAGTGAGGTGATCGACGGTTCAGCAGTTGATATGGCTGCTGTAGATAAAGCACTAGACGTACAAGCTGCTCAAGCAGACCCCTCAGCACAGGCTACAGTACGTGGTCAGATGGGTGAGCTTATGCAGGACTTCGAGGGGACTGAACCCCCTGCGTGGGCCGCTGGTGCCCTCCGTAACGCGACAGCTGCTATGGCTGCTCGTGGTCTTGGTGCTTCTAGTATTGCTGGTCAAGCTCTTATCCAAGCTGCTATGGAGTCAGCTCTACCTATTGCTGCAGCTGATGCAGCTACCTTTGCTAAGTTTGAGTCACAGAACCTATCTAACCGTCAGCAGACTGCTATGTTCGCAGCTGAGCAACGTGCTAACTTCTTAGGTATGGAGTTCACACAGAGCTTCCAAGCTAAGGTAGCTAACGCAGCTAAGATTAGTGACATCGCTAACATGAACTTCACTGCTGAACAGCAGGTAGCCTTAGAGAACGCTCGTATGGCTCAGTCAGTTGACTTAGCTAACCTGAGCGCGTCTAATGCTAAGGTGCTCTCTGATGCAGCTGCTATGTCTAACATGGACATGGTTAACCTAAACAACCGCCAACAAGCTGCTGTCATCAATGCTCAATCATTCCTCTCTATGGATGTGAAGAATATGGACTTAGCTCAGCAGACTGAGTTGTTTAAGTCACAGCAGAAGATATCATCTATCTTTAGTGACCAGTCATCCACCAACGCTGCTGCCCAGTTTAACGCTGCTAGTGAGAACCAGACTAATCAGTTCTTCGCTAACATGTCTGCACAGGTACAGCAGTTCAACGCTGGTATGACTTTGGATACAAACAAGTTCAATGCTCAGAATGCTTTGATCATCGGACAAGCTAACGCTCAGTGGCGTCAGAACTCCTCTACTATTAATACAGCTGCACAGAACGAGGCTAACCGTCAAGCTGCTCAAGCAACTAACAACATGACTCAGTCTACAATGGATCAGATTTGGCAACGTGAGCGTGACATCATGGACCAAGCCTTCCGTCAGTCTGAGAGTGCTGAGGATAGAGCAATGAGTATCTTCCTAGCTGGTAAGACTGAGGCCCTCCAGAGGTATATGGCAAATCAGCAAGCTAAAGGCGAAGCTGATGCAGCTAAAGGTTACCTCCTAACTCGCCTTCTCTTCAAATAAGGATTAATAATAACATGTCAGAGTTCACATATAGAGATTCCCTTGAGAGAGCACGTAAGGCGGTCCTGGACAGCAGGTCTAAGTTTGCTGCCCCTACTGCCCAAGAGACTAAGCAAGCC